AGCCAAGTTCCTCTGCTCCGGCAACGCAGCACCGCTGGCCTGAAGCGCTGTGTAGGCAGCATTTTTGTAATTTTTCCCCACAGGCCCCCTGTGGTGGGGATGATAGGGGTATGAAGACATTTTCATCCGCCCACCTGACCGATGCTAAAAAGGACGCTGCCGAGCGCCGCTATCGTAATATTTTGGCTGCCTCCGGAGATATCTTGGAGAGCAACGAGGTCCGTGACATAGCCCATTCTTACGTTATGGGCCGCGACGGCAAACTTATTCCTATTTCCAGTCTTGCCAAAAATCCAGATGCACAAACTGAAAATTATTCGGTCAACCTTGTTATGAACCATGGCCACACAGACCCTGTTACTGGAGAACGTATCGTTGGTGTCGAAGACATTATTGGCGATGCTCGCGTCTGGCTTGATAACGACGGCCTCCATGCTCGCATTTACTTTGCAAATGACGACCCAGATGCTGACCACTGTTGGGCGATTTCTGATAACGCAAGCTATTCGCTTGGTGCCGACCAATTCCCAGACGGGTATGACGGTGCTGGCAACGTGATAGATGAACCTGTCGTAATCGTGCGGGAGATTTCGATGGTAGATACCGGCAACGACCCCCGCGCCGTGACTATTGACACCATTTCTGGCAAGGGCGCATCTGGCGCCGCCGCTGGTGATAACAAATTAACTATGAAAGGAAAGACAATGGGTAAAACTATTGATCAACTCACTCCGGATGAACGCGACAAGCTCAAGCAAGAGATGGGCGATCTCATCGACCGCTTCACCACCGATGTTCCGGAAGGCGAAACCGAGCCAACCGCTCGCGACAACAAAGAAGGCGACAAGGCCAACGAAACCACCGACAAGGCAGAGACTGAGGAAGATGGCGCTACTGAACCGACCGCTACTCGCAAGAGCAATGACCGCGTGGCGCATCAGACCGTTCGTATCGTTCGCCAACACGATAACGTTCGTCAAGAACGCGCTGCAGCTCCGGCAATGAAATTGGCCGATTTCAAAAAATCCGAGAAGTTTAACGACATCGTGCGAAAATCTCTCCGCGAAAACGATATGAGCCTCCACGGGCTTGATGCCGTTCTAGCGAAGAATTTCAAGGGTATCATGACTCGCGATGACATCGTCGGTTTGCCAGCATTGGCACCTACGGAACAGCTCTTTGTGTCTGCTTTTGAAGGTGCTGATGGCATCTTGAGGCACGTTCGCAATATTGACACTAAGGCGTTCCGCGTCCACTTTATGGGTCTCGGAGCAGGCGAAAAAGGCCGTGCTCATGGTCACCGTGCCAATGATGAGAAAATCGACCAAGAGCTGAACGATACTTATCGTGATGTTCTCACTAAGACCATCTACAAGCGCAACCCAATTGACGAGGAGATGCTCTACGAAAACCCACAACTCCTCAACTACACCGATGAGGAGATTGACGAGCTAATTCGCGCAGAAATCGAACGTGGCATCGTCATCGGTGATGGACGGTCTGAGCCAGCCGAAGGCGCAAGCGATTTACGTATCTTTGACGGCACTCGCGGTATTTGGTCGATTAAGGCCGACGCAGCCGCTACTACTGGAGCTGGCGCTCTCGCCGCTTCTACAATCACTTTGGCCGCTGAAGACAATCTCTATACCGCGATGGTCAAGGCTCGTGGCGCGATCAAAGCCCCAGGTCGCCTGATTGTAGTGACGAAGAGCTCCGCAGTCACCAGCTTGCTGACCGCCACTACCAACAACGGCTATCTCGTCCAGCCGGGAACCTCGCTCGAACAATTCTTGCAGGTTGGCGCAGTTTACACGCCAGAGTGGATGGACGGTGACAGTAACCTTGCTTATGTGTTTGCAGAAAATCAGTTCGCGCTCATTGGGCAGAACCGTATTGTCCACCGTAACACCTTCGACACTAAATACGACAAAGAAGTTCGTATGGGTGAAATCCACCGTGGCGGCTCGCTGATTAAGTCTAAATCAGCCGTGGCAATCGCCCCAGCGCCATCTATACCAGCTGGCAAATAACCTTTAAGTGATTGGAGACCAAATGCTCACGCAAGACGAATACGAACTCTACACCGGCAAGCCTTCCAAACTCTCCGACGAGGATTGGAATAACATTGTCGAGTTAGCGGCTCTTCGTCTTGCTGGGCTTCTCTGTCTCGATGCGCTTCCAGAACCGCTTCCAGCAGACCTCAAACTGCTGCTAGCCAACCTCATCTATCTGATGCTGGAGGCGCGAGGGGACAAGGCTCTAGTCACGTCAAAGAAAGTTCGCAATTTCACAATCAACTACGAGAATGACACCTCCAGCGCTTTCGCTAAGCTTAACAGCCGTTATGGCGATATTATTGCCAAATACTCGGCCTGTGGCTCTGGTTTTGCGGTGGAGAAATCGACGAGGTGCTGCTGTGGACGTTTTTGAGGCTTTCGAGGAGGCCATTATCTCAGACCGCTGGGAATTGGGCCAGCTGATGAGCGGCACGATGCGCGGCAAAGAGTTCTCGAACGCCATGGCCTGCGACGTCATAGTGGATGAGGGCTCTTACGCAACGCCCGATCGTTCGCCTGAAGTTGAGTATCAGGAGAGCGAGACGCTCATCTACGCCCGGCCTGAGCAGATGCCGACGCTCAATACCGCCGAACTCACTAACGGTTATATGTGGCACGACAAGGAGACCGACACCTTTTACGAGATCCGCCAAGCCTCTCTCGGCAAAAACCAAGAGATCGGCGAAGTCGAGCATGTCGAGTTCCTTATCCGCCCGACACTGGTGGCTTCCAATGACTAAGGCTAGCTACAGCTTCAAGTGGAACCAGTCGCGCATCGGCCAGCTACGCACGGACACGCGCAAAGCGATGCTAACCGCCGCCATCGACGTCTCGAACGACGCCAAACGCGGCGCACCGGTCGATACTGGCGCACTTGTCAACTCTATTCGGGTCGACAGCACAAAGAATAACCAAGTTCTGGTGCTGGCCGGTGGCAAGGTTGGTGGCAAGAAAATCGCCTACGCCAAATTCCGCGAGTATAACAACCGCAAGAACCCGCAGACGAAGTTCTACATGTTCAAGGCGTTCAAAAACCTCGAGCAGAGCTACCCTAAGTATTTCAAGGAGATAACTAAATGATCACAGCCGCACTCTACAACCAGATGCTCAAGGATGGGGTTGCTAACCTCCACGCTGGGCAGCGGAAAAGCGGGCAAGATGATGCCTACAACTTCTTCTGGGAGGAAGCTCCGCTTCAAGTTGATGGAGAGCCAGCCAGTGGCGTTTGGCTCATCTCTCGCGGCGGCGACATTTCTGCAACCCATCGAAGTCTCAATCTTCGCACGACCGTCGATTTCTATATTGCCACCCGAGACAAAACCATCACCGAACAAATCCAGCAGCAAATCCGCCAGTATCTCACCAAGAACATCTGCTTCTGCCTGCTTAGCGGCACCGCTGGAGGCGTCAACTACCGCTTCTCGAACGTCCGCATTCGCCCGACCTCTACGCCGGAGAATGCTGGGGCGACGAAGAACGGGCTGATTGTGAAAATAGCGAGCGCGCAGCTCGTCTATGATGACGAAACTAACTATTAAAAGAAAGGACTACAAAATGTCTACAAATCTCTCTCAACTGCGTCGGATTATTTTCCGGCAGCCGGTTAAGAACCCTGCAGAAGGCGAAGCTCCCTACAAGGTGCTGGTTTTAGAGCCGGACGATCTCGGTCAAGACACACAGGCGACGTTCAACTTCTCGCCTCGCAAGATGACTCGCTCGTCCCAGCTCGGCACCACAGAAACTCCAATCCCGGGCACGTTCGATTCGCTCACTGCCTCCATTACCTTCCTTGCGGACAACTGGAGCAAGTTCGGCAAGGCGCTTCGTATGTGGAACCCCGCAACCTTTGCTGGTGCTACTGACGCCAACGGCAATATTATTGTCGGTGGCGATACTGACTTCTGCGCCGCTAATGAGTATGTCGACGTCATCGTTCAGGGTATTTGTGATGACGGCTCTTCGACTGAGGTCGAATTCACGCGCTGCTTGCCATCTCTTGACAGCGATATTGAGCTCAGTGGCTCCGATGCTCTCGAAGTAGAACTCGCTCTGAACCCAGTTGCCTACAACCCGAGCACGCACAAAGACGATGGCTTCCCAGCCTACACAATTCGCATGGGCGACTACGACCTCGCTACCAAGATGAGGCTCAATGTGACGACCGGCGAATATGTTCCGGCTACCGCTACAACTACTCCCGAAACTCCAGAGGAGAACGCTTAGCTATGAACTCGAAACCCGGACTTACCTTGAACGACATTCGCAAGTCTCCGAAGCTGGCTCAGGTCAGTCGGGTTTCGGACTTCCTAACTAAGAACGAGCAGAGCGAGGTTCGTCTCGCGAATATGATGGGCAAACGCGGTTCAAAACGTAAGTTCGATAGCGTGGACGCCTACTGCGCAGAAATCATCGCCCGCTTCGGCTACGACACCTACAAGGCATGGAACTCGGGCGAGCTGGACAGCAAGCTGGTCGCACGGATGGTCGAAGCCGAGCGTGCTAGAGAGCGTGCTGGCTGGCTTCCCATCGAGACAATCGTAATCAACATGGTCGGCTCGTGCATCCGACGACAGAAAGGCGAACCACAGCCCAAAGGCCCGAAAGCGGCTCAGAAAATCATGAAGGTTGAAGTCCAGGCCGCAAGAGGAGAGAAGTGATGGCGAGTAGTGATGTTGGTGAGCTGAAAATCGCTCTGACCTTTGACGAGAAGTCGCTCTCGTCGAGCATGGCAAGCGCAGAGAAGAGCGCCGAAAAAGGAGGACAGGCTTTCCAGGTCGCCTTCGGCGTGATAGCTGCGAACGCCATCCAGGCCGTCACGGGCAAAGTGGAAAGCTTGGCCTCGTCCATTCTGGATGTAGGGATGAACTTTGATGCGTCCATGGCCAACGTAGCAGCTATCTCTGGTGCTAGCGCCGACGAGCTCGCGGCGCTGACTGCTAGAGCCCAGGAGATGGGGGCAACAACAAAATTTACGGCGACAGAAGCCGCCGACGGTCTCTCTTATATGGCCATGGCGGGCTGGAAGACGCAGCAAATGCTCGACGGTCTTCCGGGTATTATGGCGCTCGCCGCAGCTGGTGGAGCGGACTTAGCTGAGACTTCTGACATTGTTACGGACGCACTGACCGCATTCGGGGAAGCGGCTGACCAATCCGGACGTCTGGCTGACATCATGGCCGCCGCCAGCTCAAACTCGAACACCAATATTCATCTTCTCGGCGAGACTTTCAAATATGTTGCCCCAGTTGCTGGCGCACTCAATTACTCAATGGAGGACACGGCAGTCGCGATTGGCCTGATGGCCAGTGCTGGCATCAAAGGCTCTCAGGCCGGAACGGCACTGCGGACTTTGCTGACGAACCTGACAAAGCCTACAGACGCAATGGCGGCCGCAATGGAAGATCTTGGTATATCTATCACTGACGCCAGTGGCGAGATGAAACCCATGTCGCAACTAACAGATGAACTGCGCGATGCCTTTAGCGGCCTGTCTGAAGCCGAGAAAGCCAGCTATGCCGCAACTATCGCCGGCAAAGAAGGCATGAGCGGGCTTCTTGCTATTGTGAATGCCGCGCCGGAGGACTATAATAAACTCTCCGAAGCCATTACTAGCTCAACTGGCGCAGCTCAGCAGATGGCCGATACGATGCTCGACAATTTGCCGGGGCAGATGACATTATTGTCTTCTGCCTTCGAGGGCGTGCAACTGAGCGTTTATGAAAGTTTCCTGCCAGCTCTCACTCAGGGAGCAGCTGGACTAGGCAACTTTGTATCAGCGCTAGGCTCAGTGTTGAATGGAGAAGACCCGTCACTTTTGGTCTCAGACTTCATCGACAATTTTGGCAAAGCACTATTCAACGGCCTGTCTTCGCTCGGCTCTGTCATCGGCCAGGTCGCGCCGGTGCTCGTCCGCGCTATCGTCGGTCTAGCGCCCGATCTGCTGCAAGGAGCTATTGCTGCGGTCTCTAATCTAGCGGAAGAAATCGCCGCTCAACTACCAGGTCTGCTTGTCTCTATCCAAGACGCCATTTTTGGTCTCGTCGATGTTCTGACTGACCCTGGTAATATCGAGATGTTCATCAACGCCGGGCTGACCTTATTCATGTCTATCGTGGATGCTATCCCCGTAATTGTCACCAATCTCACAGAACGACTACCGCTCATTATTCAAGGCATCATCGAAGGCCTGCTCTTCGCCATCCCGCAGCTTATCGAGGCTGCCGTCACCCTGCTCGACGCCATCGTTCAGGCAATCCCGATGATTATCCCACCACTCCTAGCCGCCATCCCGCAAGTTGTCCAAACGCTTATCGGCTACCTGCTTGACCCCGAGGTCTTCACTATGCTTATCGACTCTGCCATCCAGCTTTTTATGGCGATCGTAATGGCTATTCCAGAAATCCTCACTCAGCTAATTCCGGTTTTACCAGAAATCTTGATGACTATCATCGGCTTTCTGCTTGACCCCAGCACGATGACGCAACTTCTTAACGCCGCCGTCCAGCTATTTTTGCAGCTCGTGCTCGCCGTCCCCAAAATCCTCGGCCAGCTCGTGAAAGCATTTGGGACTTTGGTAGGAACTCTTTGGGAAAACATCAAGACAATGTTTGGCAAGTTCGCCGAGAACTTCGGCACTTTCATCACGGATATTTTTAAGGGCGCAATCAACGGGATGATTTCTTTCATAGAAAACTTCCTCAACACCCCTATTGGTCTCATCAACGGGTTTATAGATATCATCAACGGAGCGTTTGGCTGGCTCGGTGTCAACATCGGGCAGATCCCGCTTGTTGCGCTCCCACGGCTCCAGTATGGTGGCATCATCCCTGGTGACGATTACTCTGGGGACCACGTCCTTGCGCGCGTGAACTCCGGCGAGATGGTGCTCACTCGTGGCCAGCAGGGGGCGCTCTGGAATGCGATTGAGAACGGCCAGTTTGGCGACGCTCCGGTCATGCCTGAACCGGCTATCGCGGATGTCGATGTGTGGGCTCGAGCTCTCGCGCAGGCCTTCATCGATGATGAAGACGATAGCTCCGATGTCGATGAGCGTCCGTTTGAGTTGACTCAGTATTTCGAGGTCAATTCCGAGCTCGACGCACAGATAATCGGAAATATTATTGGCGAGGAAATTAGGAGGACAACAACATGAGTTCTATCAGTTTAGCGGCTAGGTGCTGGATCATCGCGCTATTCATCCGAGACGACGGTGAGCGGTTGCGGCTCGGCGATGGTGTCTACGAGTTTCTCCAAAAGCAACAGCACTTTGCGGCCGACAAAATCTCCAATACTACCGTCGATGTCCAGGGTGGCAACGGCGTCTTGCTAGCTGGTCAGGTGCGACGTGCCGACACGCAGACGTTCACCGGCTATGTCGGAGACAGCAGTATGTCGAAGGCCGAAGTCCAGACGGCGCGTCGGGAGTTCATCAACTTCTTCCAAACGGGGCACTATTTCGAGGTAGTCTACATTATGCCGGACGGCTCGGCTATCAAGCGTCAGCGCGGTTTCCTCGTCAACGCTCCCGAAGTCAAAGACATCCGGCAGATGGAGCCGCAGTATAGCGTCGGCCTCGGGTTTGAAGACGTGAACTACTACCGCTATAACGAAGACGACGAAGGCAACGAACTCTACGGGCAAGAAGCACTTTTGCCGCTCTATAATGCTCCTACCGGTGGCTATGAGTGGGACGAGGATGGGTTGATGTGGGATGACGATGGCGCTATTTCTCTGCCAGGCGTCGGCGGCACGGCAGAAATCTTCATCGACACCTCAGATTACGTCTCGCCAATCTGGACGGTCAACGGGGTCGCCGAGAATCCTTCACTCGAGAACCTGACCACCGGGCAGAAAATCACCTACAATGGCCGCGTCTCTGCTGGCCAGGCGCTAGAAATCGACATGCTCAACATGACGGCGACGCTGGGCGGCGTGAACGTTCTCAACCGCGTGACTGGCGACTGGCTGAGCTTCGTGCCAGGGGTGAACAGCATCAATTTCAAAGCCGACAACGACAATGCCGGCGACTCCACAATTAAGTGGGCGGAGATTGTCGAATAATGCTGGGTGTGCCTCTCTATATCGTGGAGCTCCGTCTCGATGGCGAACTGCTCGGCAACGTTCGGTCGCTCGCCCAAAATCTCAAGTGGACACGCAATCGAACGCGCATCGGGGTCGATAGTATTAGTTTTACCGTAAACGACAAACTGCTTTCCGACTGGTGTGCTCAGCGCGGTAATAACGTGGCTGATATCTTGCGCCCGCTCGCGCTCGACTGCCGTGTCATCCGCAATGGCGTGCCAGTCATCGGCGGGTTTCTGGCAACAATGCCGGCCTACAAGCCAAACGGCACCAGCGCCAACCTCGACCTCAAGTTCGATGGCTACATGAACCTACTCGCCGGGGTTTACATCCGCCCGGGCCCCACTCAAACGGCCCCCATGGGGGAAATGATTAAGGGCTGGATTGAAATGGCCGACGAACGAGCCAGAGCGGCCGGGAAAGCGTTCGGCTTTACGGCCGGAGAGATCGCTAGCCTCGCCACGGTAGAACAGACTTTCGACAACTACAAATCTGTCAAGGACGCCATCGCCGATCGTTGTGACAATATCACCGGGGCTGGACCATTCGAAGTTTACTTCCACCCAGACCGCACCTACGACGTTATCGCCGAGCCCGACTTTGGAGACACTATCACTGACTACGCCATCCAATACCCAGGGCGCATCAACGGTGTTTCGGCGTCATCGCTATCTGCAAACGAGCTGACCGGCTTCGCTTCGACGGTTATTGGCATCGGTGCAGGGGACGTCGATAATGGCGAAGTCCCCGCCGAAGGTGAGGAGGAAGTCACGCCAGCGCCAATCAGCATCCAGACCAACAGCGAGGCGGTCCAGCGCTACGGCTATGCTGAGAGTATTCTCCAAGAGAGCTCGGTCAGCGTTCAAGAAACTCTCGACCGTAACACTGCTACCGAGCTCGAGAACCGGTCGACGATGATCTGGCAACCGCAGATGACGCTTCTTGGTAAAGATGTCGCCCCTACTCCCAGCGGGGCAAAGAAGATCTGGGTGGGCGATACTATCATGCTCCAGAACGCCCAGGACTATACTGGGATGACGTCAGGTAGCTTTCGCGTCAACTCGCTAGCGGTCTCGGTTGAGGCCACGGGCGCCGAAAAGATCACGCCGAGCTTGTCTCGCGGCGAAGCTATCAACCGCAACTCATTCGCGCAAGATTTCGTGCGCCTCCAGAGGGAAATCCTGGCCCTCAAAACGGCCTACTAGAAATTAACAGAGATGTATGGTATAATAAAAGGGCTTACCATATATTCAAAGATTTTTAAGCCCTGAAATGGGTCAATGTCCCAACGGCTTAAATCTTTGGATATGTGGTAAGCAAGCATATTAAACATTGGCCCATTTTTGTTGGGCGAGGAGAGAAAAATGAGTGAAGATGCGCCGGCAGCAAAATTGCCAATCTATAAAAAGTGGTGGTTCTGGGCTATTATCGTTTTTGTGTTTATTTGTATCGGAGCAGGCGCTGGCAGCACGGCGGTTCAGGAAAATGGTAAAAACCAAAATCAAGCCCAGGATGAGGACTTAAATACTGGGCCGGCAGATGAGCCGAAAAATGAAGAGCTTGCGAAGCTGAACCTTCGACCGCAAACCGTTCGAAATGATGTGACTGGGAATTGGCGTATCTCCGTAATTGCCTCACCAACAGTAATCAGCGACTATGCTCACGACTATTACAAAGAATATGTAAAAGACGACGAAGAGATCCATTTTATTACCAACCTCACGCTCAAAACGACCACCAAAATCGCTAAGACCGCGATGGGGCTCAATGTGACTGTCTACGAATATGTTGATGGCGAAGAGCACGACGCTAAGAAGCTTGCTAGTGGGATGATACTGGCCGACGAATATTATGACAGCGAGACTGGCGAGAAAATCGAGCTTTAACCGTCCAGTTGTCGGGAACCACCCCGAGGGGTAATTTTTCACCACAGGCCCCCTGTGGTGGGGAGAATGAAGTCATAATCTAAATAGGAGCAATTATGGCTTTTTCTCTACAATTCGACAAAATTGGCGCGGTAAACTTTGGTGGGCTTGTCGTCGAGCCTAAAATGACATCCGAGCTAAGGCTGCGGCTAAAGGCTCTTAAAATCACACCCGCCAATCTAGGCGAAGCTACAGATCTACTATCCAGCTGTTTTGGCGACAAAGCGGCCGAAGTCAAGGCCTTTATGGACGCCAATATGTTCGAACGGGCACTCGCGCAATTGCAAGTCTACCTTACTCAGGGCCCTGAAGCGGCAGAAGCCTTCCAAGACAGCCTCACTGGAGCCATCAACTCTGAGATTAGTAAGGTCGTAAGCGAGGCAGCCAAAACCGCTAAAGAGGTCGCTAATGTCTAAGGAAATCAAGCTCATCTACCAGGACTGCGTCCGTTGCAATGGCCGGGAAGCCTGGGCTGATCAGCAATATGAACTCGCCAAGCATTACGGCTTTGCAATCAAACGCACACCTCACACCGCCACGGGCGCCGCCGGCCTCATCAGAAAGGCACGTCAGCATGGCGTAATGGCGCTAGCGTTCTTCACGGACGGCAAAAAGTTTAGCACCGACCTTATCGACTTTGTCCCGAAACAAAAGAACGACCTACAACAATCAGAAATCGAGCCGGCAAAGGAAAGCAAAACCCGCCAGCGTATCCGCGCCGTCAAAGCCCGCTCGAAGAAAGAAGAAGCTCCCGATGACTCTGCGCCAGAGGTTTAGCGACGCCTACAACGCTTTCCGGCGCGGTGGCAAGACCAACACCGTCTCACAGGAGAAGACAGGGCAGATTTGTGTTAACCCGCTCTGCTCGTCCTACGAAAATGTTTTCGGTCAAGTCCGCGTTGTTATCGACGAGTTGACGAGCGTGCGGCCTTACGGGGTGACTGAGCGTGGCAAACGGCTTCCGCTCAGCCAAACTCCAGAACTCGCGCAGCTTGATTGTCCGAACGAAGAGATGGGCTGGTCGGACTTTGCCGATGCAATGTTTGCAACCTGGCTCACTGAGGAAGAGCTCAACATCCACGTCTGGAAGACCGAACGCGGTCGCATCGCTGGCTATTCTATCCTCCCCATCGGCTGCCGTCGGACTGACCTCGGCACTGGTGAGGATTATTTCGAAGTTTATACCATCAACGGCTCTGAGCGCTTGTCTCGCGGCGAAGTGATGACCCTCCGCTACTCTCGAAGCCCTCGTAATCTCGACAAGGGCGTGTCGCCGGCTACTGCCGGGGAAAACTTCGCCCAGCTCCAAGATGTTCTCATCCAATATCAAAAGGCTTGGGTCGAGAACGGTGCCACTCCGGCATCTATCACCACGATCATCGCTAAGAACCGGAATGAGTTTGAGAAGAAAAAGAAAGACCTCGAGTCAAATCTCCATGGCGCCAAGAACAAGGGTAAAACTATCTTCCTTTACCGGCAGATGCTTCCTAACGGAGAGACTGCGGACGAAGTTTCGGTCAAGACAATCCAGCCTCCTAACTCTACACTCGGCGTTAAGGACCTCAATAACCTCACCGTCGCCCAGATGGATCGGCTATTCGGCGTGTCGCCGTTCTTGATGGGCGACGATAGCTCTGCCAAATATGACAATGCCGAGTTGTCTGACCTTCTCTTCACGAAAAGGCGCATCATACCGGCTCTCCGGAGCTTCTGGGCGCAATTCCAGCACGAGCTTGACCGTATCTTCAACGGCCTAGGTTACGCCATCGAGTTCGACAAGGAAATCCCAGAACTAACCGACCGGCTCAAGGTGAAGGCGGAAACTGCCGGCAAGACTATCGAGAATCTCACAGCCCTCATCAACGCTGGCGCACTCCCGGATTCCGTTCTGGACGCGCTCGAGCTGGACGACAAGTGGCTAGCGGTTGTTAAGGACATCTACCGCGAGAAAAGTCGCGCGACTACCGCTGTGACGGAAGTTAGTGGGGCGACGATCGTCAAACAAACTCCAGACAAACTCCCGACATCCCACAACTGCAACTGTAGCACTGACTGTATCGCCAACTGTAGCCATCACCACACTATAGATGCTCCTAACGGTTCATATAACCCCGATTTCACAGCCGATGAAGTGCGTGAGCGGAAAATCTACGACCAGCTCCAGAAACTGCTGGAAAACGCCATCAGCGAGGCTCTGGGCGAAGGCGTAGTTCTTTCCGATACGGATGTCGCAAAGATCCGCCAAGCCATTCAAGACGAGCTTCTCGCCCGTGCTGACGAAGGCGCAGACGATGCTGCAAAATCTATCGAAGGCTTCGTGCTCGGTGCAACAGCCGAGGAAATCGAAGGCGTTCTGAAGAACAGGGGCTTCCATATGACGGATGATTTCACCAAACGCCTAGAGGAGCGCACGGAAACCCTCGTCAACCGCTTCCGTGAGCATGCTAAAGAAGTCGTCGCAGCAACCCTCAACCCGCTCCGCGAGCAAGGGCTTGGCGCCGGAGAGATCAAGAAAGCGCTTCAAGCTGTGATGCCGAGAGCCCGCGCCGCTACCATCGCTCGCAACGAGACTGTCTATGCCTTCCGGGCAGGCACGCTTGAGAACGCGCGCTACTTGGGCGATAAGTATGCCCTGAGACTCAAGAAAATCTGGCGTTGCCATCACGACAGTCGCACCTGCCCTATCTGTGAGGCGATGGACGGCCAGACCGTTGAGCTCGACAGCGCTTTCCCTGACGGCGCCGATGGTGCTGACGGCATCCGCTACAGCTTCGAGCAAAACTCTTGGAACGATGACGGCCAAATCCCAAGCGCCCATGTCAACTGCCGCTGCTGGTTCGAGCTGGAGGTAGTCAATGGCTAAAATCCGTTGTCCAAAATGCGGCCGCATTCTCGGCGACACAGCTAAAAGCATCGACTGCAACTTCAACTGTCGTGGATGTAAGCAAACCGTCGCCATCAAACTCGTGATGGCTAAAACTACTGATTATTTTAAGTATAAGGAGAAGCAAAATGACTAACCCCGGAAACGCTCTCGGCACCAACGGTGCCTTTGGGGGCCGCACTACAGTCAATGCGCTCAATGATGCTCTCGCCGGTTATAACGGTCGTGGCATCTTGAGTGGCTGGGCGTGCGAGCCAGTGAGTGGGATGACTGTCGCTCTCGGCGGCAACCATACTACCAGAGATGTCGCCGTTGCTGAGGATGACGCCGGCAACCGCACGACCATCAACAACCGAACGAACGCACCAGTCGAGGTGACACTCGAGCCTGCCGAAACTCTTGGCCAGCGCATCGATACTATCGTGGCCTATGTCCAGAACCCACCTCAAAACCCCAACAAAACGCCCGACAACCCTGAGTGCGTTTCTATTCTAGCGGTCAAGGGCGAGGTGGCGGTCACCCCAGTCCCACCAACCGAAGAACAAATCCGCGCCGCGATCACGGCCGACGGCGGTTCTGGCGTGACGGCCTACTATGTCGTCATGGCGACTATCACGGTCCCAGAGAACGCCACTGATATCACCATCGCGCAGATCCAACCTGGCGACCATGTCGGCATCGGCACGACCGTTGACGAGGAGCTGAGCCTCGAAAGTGAGAACCCGGTTCAGAACAAGGTCATCACGGCCGCTATCAATGAAATCAACGCGCAAATTTCGGGTGTTGATGCTACGCTCACCCGCGTCGATACGGGCGCTGGCGTGACGCTAGATGACGCCACAACAGAGAGCGAGGAGGCATAATGGGGCTTATTCAGACAGCAGAAAGTATCGAACAACACGTCAAGGATGCCTACACAGCGCTTCAGGCCAGCGGTGCGTCATTGCCGGAACAGAGGAACTTGGCTAATTTGGCGGGGACGATAGAGGGGGCTGACCGGGGTGGCGATGGGACGCTCTGGGGGACGCTATACACAACCGTTTACCCAGAGGGCTTGGTTCTGGAGACGTATCAAGACTACATGGCCCTCGGTATTGGCGGGGACAGCAATACGTATCTGGCCGTAAACGGAAAAAATATCCGCAAGTATAGCGTCGTCAAATTCTCGTTTGGTAGAGGTTGCGTATATGCCCCAGACTATTTCCTATACCAATGCACCCAGCTTCGGATCTTGGAACACAGCGAAGTCCTGCTGGGGATCGGACAGTTTTTTTGCTCCTGCTCGGGCCTAAACGGTCAACCGGGCTATACTCCCTATCTAGACCTATCGCACGTCGAATCTGTTGGCACTTATTTGCTGTATGATTGCCGCGCGTTTGGTAGCGTCACCCAGCCCCCGATAGTCAACATTGGCGAATGTCCCCCGCCAACAGACGCAGGTAGCCTTTCTTGCGTGGTCAAGCCATTCGATGGCGGTTTCTATACTATCGCCCTTGCTGGGGCAAATGCGGCGGCTTGGAAAGCCGCGCTGCCGGACTCTACCTCTTCGCCATATCGCAAACTAATTTTGGCCTAGAAATCGAATCTCGGGCGGTGCAGATCGTCGATAGCGTAGCGAATCGCGTCCATCAAGTGGTCGTTGCCGTCCTGTGGCTGGTCGATGATCTTCCCTGTCGATTTTTGGACGCGCCACTTATAACTCAGGAACTCACGCTCAAGGTTTTTACCGGCATAGACGATTTTGGTGTCCTGCACATAGCCGATACCTCGAAGCACCGAACCTGCGTCTTTGAGTGCTGATACAATGCAAAAACCCTTCTCCTCAATGTCGGCGATAATTTCCGGTCGCGCGCCGTCTGCCACAATTAGCACAGTGGGGTCGATATTGTGCGACTTCAAGATTTCTGGGTATTTGCTAGCGAGAATGCCTGTCTGGTAGATTTCTTCCACTAGCCCAAGCGAGCCGTCCTCCTGCTGGTAAATTGCGACGAGGGCGGTCTCGTCGTTCGAGAAGCCAAAGTCGAGGCCATAGCGGATAAGCCTGCCCTTTCTGATTTCTTCCTCCGGGCGTGGGAACCAACCCTGATAGACATTTCCTTCCAGCGAGCCGATTTCCCCTTCCCCATAGACCCGCCACCAGTTCGAGGTGCCGTCGCCACGGCGCATCTCAATAGCGTTGACCGTGCTAGCGTCGAGGGCCTCGTTGTCGCGGTAGGTAGTTTTGAGGAATGCCACATCCCGCCGGCCGGATTTGAGGAGCTCGGTGTGCGCCCAGAACTCCGCTACCGGGTTGAAGTCGATGACAATCTTCTCGCGCGTGCGCACTTCGAGCTGCGAGAATGTATCCCAAGAAATGCGGTTAGCCTCGTTGATGTAGAGGATGTCGCGGCGAGCACCAAGCGCGCTCATCATGTCGGTCGAGAAGAACTCGATAACGGTCCCGTTAGGCAACGTGAGCGTGCTCTCGGTTTTGTTCCATGTAGCGATTTCCAGAACATTCGTCTTACGACAAATATTCAAGAAATCCCGCATGGCGCCTTTGCGGAGGTTTGGGAAAGTGTCGGAAACGACGCTGATAATCTTGCCAGCATGACTGAGCGCGTAGTCGAGTAGCACTGCCAATGTAGAGATGGTTTTGCCAGCAGAAGTTCCGCCCTGCTCTATGATGATCCGATACCTATCGTCATAGAACAGAGCCTGAGTTTTCTCGAGAGTGGTGGTGATGCAAAAATCCACGTCCTACGCCTCCAGTCACCATGGGTGCGCCTTATCCAATGAGCCCCGGGGTCGTCGCACTGAGCTCCGGAGCGGGTCGAATGAGTGGGGCTCTCTATTTTCCAGCATCTGGCGTCTCCTTCTTCGGCTTTGGGAGGAAGCTCTTCAGCTTGATCTCGGTAGCGGCCTCGACCGGCTGTTTCGGCATGCCGTAGACTTGGTTAATCATCCCCTCGATTTCCTTCCACTCACCATTGGCGATGCACCTCGCCAGCTTGCGCTCGAAAGCAGGGGCGTTGTTATTTTCACAGATAGCCTGCAGCTCTGCCACGGTAAGCGTCATCATCTGCTCGAGCTTGTAGCGCGGGGTGTCCTCTTTCTTCCAGAAGCCTTTGCCGCGCTTGTTACCGTTCAGCTGGCCGAACTGGCGGTCTTTGGGAGGCACGACACCTCCCTTCCCGGCACGCTCCGACGCCAGAGTTCTGGCGTTTTTTGATGTTTTTGCCGTCATCGCCCCCTCCCAACATAGACTTCCCAATACCACCTCGGGCCTTTGGGGTGGTAGCGACGGACACGCGTAACGTCCGATCGCTGCTTGAAACCGGCAAGGGCGACGAGACGGAGCTCTAGCCTCAGCAGATTGTAGCTGCGCGAGCGAAGCAGGTAGTATCTAGAACTCATCGCTCACCCCCAAAAACGTTTTCCACTCTGTCTCATGAGCCTTGATGGAAGCAAGGGCGTCCGGTTCGGTGGCAAAAACAATGCCATGAGAAACACCATCGCTTGCTTCATAAGACACATCTAAACTTCTCCTAATAGGATCGTAAAACACATAGTGCCGAAGTTCATCTAAGTCATAAATGTTCGGCTTAAACCCTTTCGCGTCTCGGCGCAGGACTTGCCTAGCCTTCTCCTGATCAATCCAGCGCTGGCACTCTTCCGCGGTCTCGAACGACAAGCCCACGCTGGCCATAGCGGCGGCCTTGTCCCCTGGGTAGCGGACTGACCCGGGGCAGAGGTCGTCACGCGTGAGCGCGAACCCGGCTTGCCCAATAACCTGTTCGTAGACAAAGATTTTAGCTTCGAGCTCGGCGATTTTAATTAGGTTCGGGTCTATTTCCGGGGTGGAGGCATTTTCGTCGAATTGGGTCGTCTTGAAGAGCGTGATAATTTCTTCAGCCGCTGCCCTAATGCCCCGATTTAGGTAGTGGTAGTGAGGTTCGCAGGGGCCGTCGAATGACTCGTTGGCTCGGCTTTTGATAGCTTTCTCTATCTGTTCGAGGGTCGGTAATTTCATTTCTTCGCCTCCAAGTCTTTCACCAAGCGAACGGAGAAGCCGTACTGCCGATTGGGACTGACGGACGGATAGATGCCGCTGGTGCCGTTGAAGTTGAGTCGGTAGGCGTTGGTGCCGTCAGAAACTGGAGTAGACGACCAGTAGTAGCCGCAGTCGCCGGCGAGGCAAATGCCCTCGCCGTCATGCCAATCTCCTCCATTTAGCCCCACCCTCAAGTTCTTCATCAGCGTCTCGGTATCTAGTCTGCCGTCTTTCTGCCCGAACTCCTCACAAATCATCACCCATTCATGCCTTGTCGGTAATCGCCAGCCGTTGTCGAGCTTTCCATAGATTTCCCAAGCTTCCTCCCAAGTGAAATGCTTCTTGTCGCCTTCAATATAGTCCACTGGCGCGATGAGCACCTTGGCGAGTTCGGACTTGATAGCGTTGTCTTCCCAGTTGGTCTCATCTGGTAGTTCTTCAAACCAGTCGCGGAGAATCTGGGGGTATTGTCGCAGTTCGTTTTTCCGGTAGATCACGCGGCCATGAACCGCGAGATGCCCTTTTTTAGTGATACGAACCACTGCGCCGACTGGAAGCGTCGGCAGGTCTTTCTTCAAAATGTATCGTTTCATAGAACGCACTCCTCGATTACACGCGCCAGGCTAGCTTCATGCTGCTGGCGGGCGATTTTCCTTAATGCTTTGCGAGCGGCTTTAGGGGTTGCAAATTTCTCATGCGTTCGATAAGGGGTCATGATACCTACTCCAATGAGGTTTTTCTCAACAGTCTCCCATAACCCCGTGTCTTCGTCGATGTATTGCGCGTAATAGTATGGCTCTTTGTCGCCACGCTTGATGATACGATATTTCATTTATTGCCCTTTCCTTAACCGCCGCTCCAACTTCCAGAGCTTATAGCGGTTGATTAGTTTGCGCCAGAACGGTAGGTCGTCCTGGCAAGTTTTGCAAGTCATATTTTAATTTGCCCTCCATTGCAGATGACACTCCAGCCATCATGCCTCACTTCGAGCATCTTACCTTCTAATTCTAAGCGCGACAGGGGGCTCATCGTTATTATTCCTCCCGAACGGCCGGCGAGCCAGAGACAATGGCTGAGGGTGAGGCGCTTCTGGCGCCACAGCTGTTTACGAAAATGCTTCCAGACTCTTGTGTAGTCGCCTTTACGAGGCCATGGGATGCTGAAACGGACAGCCTGCCTGGCGGGAGGGGTCGTCGGTATAACGACAATGCGGCGCGGTGCTTCAAACACAACCGTCACCTCTTGAAGCACCCGAACTGTGACCCTGTCTGTATGGAAACTTCCCACTGGCTGATCCCCTACAGTATTGTCATTAACAGCCAGACAATCCCAGCGATCCAGGCGATAGGCGAGAAGAATAGTGTCACGATAATCCACCACCAGCTAAACGACGTGACGCCGGTCAGCTGTAGCACGATAAACAAGACTGTTGTCCAGAAACCGCTGTGGAATAGGCTTTTAGTAGTTTTGCTCATCTTTGCCTCCTAAATATCCGTCAATCATTTTCTTTGCCTCTGCAAATCCGACGGCAAACTCGGCGCCGTAACCACGCTCCCGGAGCTTTTCCAGAACTTCCGCTTGCTCAGCAATATGCGCGGTCGCCCAGTCGCCGTTCTTTTTCCTGAGACGGGTGCCTTCTTTTTTGAGTTCGATATAGAGACCACTATAGAAACCGTTAATTTCGTCAGAGCAGTCGGATGTTTTTACAAACCACTCTGCTATACTACAGTGCTCAAATATTGAGCCCATAATTATAGGCTCCGCAATAAACATATCTGGCCATGCTCTCCTGCCGCCGTTCTGGCGCTTCTGCCTAACGGCCTGGCCGGGTGTGAGCTTGATGCCGCTACCAAAATCCGAATGAAACATCGCATCGGGATAGTGGAGGCGCAGATAGAGGGCGACTT